ATTCGTTCTTCATTGCTGTATTTACGATGCGCAAATGCAACTTTATTTTCGGGCTGTACATCTTCAGCCATAATAGTATCGGACATTGTGTTTCCTTAAACTGGGGCCACCGTAGCCATGTTGGATGGGGGATGAGTAGCCAGCATATCTAGCAAATTTATCGTGTAGCTAGACCACGTTTTTTAACAACTGGTTTTTTAGCTTTACCTAAATTGACATTAGTCATTATTTCTGGACCTAGTACTTTACCAAGTATGCGGCCTTGTGATGTACCCACTAAACTACGAATAACATCCTTATCATCTTCTTGTAGCTCATTAAAACGATTAGCTACAGTCTCAGCATATTCTGTAAATTCCATGTTATATTCCTGTAATTATTCTAAACTTACCTATTGTGTACACTAAAGGTTCTAATACACATCTATATATACGACCTAAAGTATTTCTTTTTTTATTTTGCATAGATGCTCTAAGGTCTGCAGTACGGTGACGTGCAATGTGCTCTAATACAGTACGTACAAATTTATTATTTTTATTGTATGCTAAATCTACTAAAGGTAAGAATAATGTATGGTAACCTATCTCATGTTCTTTTGTCAAGTAGTCTTTAGAATAAGATAGCCAAATAGCTTGACGATAAGAGCCAAAGCCATATGCATTATTCATGGCAGTACATACAATTTTATCTTTTGCTGCTTCTTTTGCGGCATCTGTATTAGAAGTATCACCTCTAGCAGCTTCATTAGCACGTCTATTTGCTGTAGCAGTATAGTGTAGTGTTAATGATGGGAAAGCTGCTAAAGATTCTTTTTCTGTTTTAGATAAGTGATTAGTAATATTAGTACTTGTATTTGGGTTAGTTGAATCTAAACGTGTGGTTTTTTTATCTTGTACAGGTTCTGGTTTAGGTTCTGGTTTTACGGTTTTTTTAACTTCTTTTTCTTCTGTCACAACAGGTCTAGCTTTAGGCCGTAAAGATGTATCAGGTGCAGCACTTTCTGTAGGAACAGGATCAAATGCTGCGTCCACATCTCTACCTTTTGCAGTAGAAACAACACCACGTCCAGCTTCACCCATTGGCATTGTAGCATAAGAAGGTGCTGTAGCAACAGGTGTAGTATCTATTGTAGGTTCAGGACTTATGCTTAGTTCTCGTACTTGGCCTACTTTATTTAAATCAACTTCATCTGAACCAACAAGAGGTGGAGTTGTAGTTATAGGAAGAAATGGTTTTTCGGCAGTGCTTTTGCTTGCTAGTGGCAAAGGATCAATAAAAGCATCAGGCATATCCATACTAGGTGCTTTTGTCTGTGCCTGTGTAGTAACAATTTGCGGCGGTGAATAAAACTCTGGTTGCCCACCTACTGTACCTTGTAAATATGGTGCTACACTTTGTTGTACATCTTGACCTGATTCATATCCAAGTCTAGGGCTAGGTGTAGTAACTTGACTAACACCTGTTGTTATAGGGGCAGGTTTTGGTTGTGATAACACAGGAACAGTAGCAGGATCAGGAAATGGAGGAACAATATCTTGCGCAGTAGTACCTGCGGATATACCCACCTGATTGTCTGCGGGATAACCTTGTGATGTGGGTTGTTGTTTATACTGACTAGCCGCATCTAAACTACCCACATACGCATCAGTAACAGGTGTAGGTTGTTGTGTTATTTCTACTTGTGGTGTAGGACGTGCAGCTATTGCAGCCCTTTTATCTATAGCAGTAGAAATACCACTTAAATCTCGTGTAGCATCTTCTGGTTTTGCTATCATTTCTGCTTGTGATATAGTAGGCACACTACCTACAGGAGCATAAGTATTAGGTAACAAACTGCTTTCTGCTTCACGTACAGTATCAACGCCATAAATAGTTTGTAAATCTCGTATAGCATTATTGTATCCTGTGCTACCTATACCACCTGCATACTCTTCAGGTAAAGTTTCACCAGATCGCAACCTTTGAATTTGTGCTCTTGCTTTTTCTATGTCTATAGAATCCTGATCAAGCACAGTTTGCGGCTGTTGTGGTGTAGGAACAGGATCAAATGCTCTATCTATATCTCTTCCTGCAGGTACTGTAGGTTGTTGTGGTGTAGGAACAGGATCAAATGCTCTATCTATATCTCTTCCTGCAGGTACTGTGGGCGGTAATAGTTTTTGTGCATCAAAATCTTGTCCTGTAAGTGCTTTTGCCTCTTCTACTAAATTACCAAATCGACCACCTGCATCTATAGTGGCAAGATTTTGTGTAGATAATAATAGTGCATTATTTTTATCTTCTTGACTTACTGCAGGATCGTTTAAAATGCTACTTAATTCTGAGCCTATACGTTGAGATACAGCATCACTAATTAAAGTAGATTCTACTTTATTGACTGCAGCAGGTTCAGCATTAACTTTAGTAGCAACATTTGCTATTTCTGTTTCAACTTCTTCTGGAGAAAATATCTTAGATACCGCACCAATAGCTTTGCTAATTAAACCTTGACCACCTTCTGCCAAAGCCTTTTTATGTGCAGTAAACTTTTCTACTAAGTCTTGTCTACCTTCTTGTTTAGCTCTAGCAATATAACCATCTAATTTACTTTCGTACTTACGTTTTTCTAACTTAGTGAATAGATATATAACAGGAGCTATTGGCCCTGCTAAAACACCTGCAGCACCAGCAGCAAGATCGGCTGCACCACCCACAAACTTAGAACCTTCTTTGTATACTAAATCTAATGAAGCACCGTCCCAACTACCCGCAAGTTGAAATTCACTTTTAGGAAGATCACTAGCATCTTTTTCACTAGAACTAGATACAGCTTGTTTTATTACTTCATTTGTTTCTTCTGCTGTTTCTGTTGTTTCACTTGGTTCTTCTTCTACTGCTTCTGGATTATATAGAGTGTATCCAGCAGGAATAGGATATACAGGTTTTCCACCAACAAATGCAACTAGTAAAGATTGACCATCTGCATTACGATATTCTTTAAACTCAAGTATAGCATCAGACATAAGGTCTTTAAAACTAATAGTAGAACGTTGTGGACGTGGTATAGTAGGTGTCAAGGCACGTGTACTACGAAACTCAGGTGGACGTTCTGCAGGTGGCATTGGTAAAATTGTAGGTTGTTGCTGTGGCTGAGTACGTCTAGCTGTAGTTGATCGTCTTACAAATCCACCCTCTTGCATTTCTAATTCTTCACCAGTATCACCAGCAACTACAATAAGATCAGCCATACCAAATGGCATATCATCAGGCATAGTGGCTTCATCGCCATTACCCATTTGACCCATAGCTTCCATACGTTTCAAACCCATCTTAGCTTCTTGACGCATTTGCATTAGTTTATCTAAACCAATATATCGTGTTACATCTTCAGGAAAAACAAACTCACCTTCACTAACCATAGCAGGTACATCGTCACGAACACCCTTCTTAGTTCCACCAATAGGAACTTCATTTCCAGATACTTCGTCTATTTCACCGCCCTCATCTCTAAGGCCACCGTCTTCAAAAAGTTCCATTTGTTGTTCTAGCATTGGTTTTCCTTTAACTGGACTTTAATACTTCATCTCGTAGTAATTGCAATCTACGCAATTGATATATTGCACCTTGTGCTCTATACATAGCAATACTGTTATCTGATTGTTCCATAGCACGATGCTGCTGGGCTATTAACGTATCTAAATATTTACTGAACTGGTCCCATTGCTGGTGGTTGTTCACCAGACCCTTGAGACTGCTCAACTGCTCCTTGCTCATTTCCACTAAATCCTTGTTCCTGTGGTACTGGAACTTGTCCTGTACCTATAGTGCCACCACCTGCACCTGTTGGGTCTGCTGGATTTGCACCTGCTGGTGCTTGTCCTTCTGGTGGTTGCTGTTGTTGAAAGCCTTTCATAAGTTCAGCTTGAATAGCTGCCTCATCCATATTGTTAGTTACTTTGTCAGGGTCAAGGTCAAGAGACTTTGCAATCTCTCTAATAATGTACTGGAATTTTGCAAAAGGTGCAAGTGCTTGATTAGAAGATATTTGCATAAACTGCATCAAACGTTGGCTGCGTACTTCATTAGCCATAAGACTTTCTGTACCACGTGCCTTTACTTCTAAGTCTCCTTTGATGTTGGGATCAAAGTCAAACTGCATATTAAATCTAAATAGTCCCTCACCAAGAGGGCGTAGTAGATAGTCATCTACATTCTTAATAACATTCTTAATACCACCCTGTGCAGCACCCATAAGCATACTAATACCAGAAGCAGTACGGCCTACACCAGAAACTCCTGTCTGTCCATGTGCAAAGGAAGGAAAACCTGTAGACTCATCTGCCAGTACTCGTGCTTTATCAAATAGCTGTAAGTTTTCTGCAGCAACATTAGGAAACTTAGTGCCAAAGATAGCTTGGCCCGGTGCTCCACCCTGTCTCCTAAATACTTTGCCGGGGTATACTGATAGGTCTTGGCCCGGTACTAAGTTAGTTTCATCTACCTCAATTAAAAGATTACCAGATAATACAGCATTGTCAACAGCCATTCGCATAAACCCATTCATAAGAGTTTGGGTATCATCCATATTTTCTGCAATACCTACCCCAAAGAATGAGTATGGGTTAAGTTCATAGGGTGCAGCCATATACGGAATACGAGCAGGTTTAAATGGGTTAAGTACCATACGCAGAAGTTTACCATTACAAATCCAAATGTTTGCTTGCAATTCATCTACGTCTTGTAATTCATCAGGAATATCTACGCCTTGCTCAATAAGCATTTCGGTATCACACATACCCCAATACTCAAGAACCTCATAACGTTCTACACCATGCTCTGGTGCATAGTCAGATAGATCATCTTCCCAATATTCTTTATTATAATTTTCACCTAGTTGGACAGCATCGTCAATTACAGATGGCCTAAAGTATGGACGTTTCTTTAAGCCACGTAATTGTGTTCTTGACATCTTATGACGTTCAATAACGAACTGTGCTTCATCCATATTATTTGCATCTGGATCGGGGTAGAAGTTCCACACCGATACGTGAGATACTTGTGGGATAGTTTTTATACTGGGGGAATATTCTCCATCCTCTCCCCAACTAGGGTATTCTTTATCTACAGCAAACGGGCCTTTCATTACGCCTGTGCCAAATAGTGCCATTTCAAAAGCAGTACTGCGTAGATGTTTACTTGCACTAGATTCTTCTAGTTGATCGTGTATTTTCTTNNCTTTTGCATCATTTTAGCAGCTACCATAGCTGGACTAAACGTAATTGCAGTAGGGGTTTTGCCTACACCTTCACGTACACCATCAATATCTTTTAGTTTATCTCCTAGTGGGCCAAGGCTATCAGCTAATGTTCTAGCAGTAGCACCTGCAGGTAAGTCTTTACCATCATCTCTGTAACCGTAGGGATTTACAACTTCATCTAAACCAGATTGTTTTAACTGCTCTGGTTCTTTAGGATCAAAGTTTACATCAGACACAACACCATCGGGTAATTCTGTAGGATCAACTGTTAATGGAAACTTTTGTCCAGCAAACAGTACATCTACAATCTGACCATAGGCGGCAAGTGTTTTAGTTTTAGTTACTTTAATAAATACTCGTGACTTCTCAGCTTCCGTAAACTGTACGTCAGGGCCATAAAGACCACGGTAGTTACGATAGGCACGTAACCAACGTTCTTCATCTTGTTGGC